GAATTGAATACTTATGAAGCAGCATTTACTCAGTCGATGCTTCTTGACAAGTATTCAATCGGAAAAGCAGATAAAGATAAATGTGCGTTCCCGATAACGGCATACATTCTGGAGAAATTCAAAGAATATAATGGTAATGACTTGACTGAAGGTGGCGCTGTAAAAGGCGGAAAGTTTGTACCTTTGAGAAAGACATTTGAATATGTTTATGATCCGGAAGATGAAAAATCTATTGAGCGCGCAGGAAAACTTTTCAAAGTTAAGAAAAACGTGACATTGATTACTTGTCAAGGAGTATTTGTTGAAGGCGGTGCAGTGATCCAGACAACTGAAGACGATTTACCAGACGATATTAAAGAACTGGTAGAAATGGGAGCTTACAGCTTGGAAGAAGCATTAGCACTTTGTACAGAAAATGCTAGTAAAGAACGCAGGATGTTACTTACTAGACCAGTTATTAAGTTAGTTGGAGAAGACGGATCTAAGATTCCACAGATTCAGAAATTTGATTCTATGTATTCAGAAGATGATCTTGTATTAGATTATCTGATTGAAGCAGATGATGACGAAGAAGTGGATGAAGTAGAAGAAGATTCAGAAACTGATACAACGGATCAGGATGAAGAAATTGATTATGATTCAATGTTAGATTCGCTGCTTGATGATTAACTATAATAATTAAATTATACAAAGTACAGAAAGGAAACAAATACTATGGGATACGGAAAAAAGAATACAATTAAAATTGATCCTTTATCATATAATATTGGACTTATTGGGGAAAGTGGTATCGGAAAAACAACAATTATTAAAGAGATGTGTGAGAAACTTGTAGGTGAAGATGGATATCGTTTTCTTGAGTGTGGTAAAGAAGATGGCGCTGACGGTATTAATGGAATCAACTATTTGAATTGTCCGGAATGGTCAATGGATTATGATGAAGAAACAAACAGTATTGGATTTGAAGATTTTGTGGATGATGTCGTTGAGAATAAATCCACAGAATATCCTGATTTGAAAACAGTTGTTATTGATACATATGATCAGCTTGTAGAAATTGCAAAGCCAGAAGTTATTCGTATGCATAATGCGGAGAATCCTGAGAAACCGGTAAAATCTATTAAAGCAGCTTTTGGTGGTTATATGGCCGGAGAGGATAAGGCAACAGAAATTGTTCTGAATAAGTTATGGGAACTGAAATCGGTTGGTGTTCATTTCATTATTATTGGACACGTTAAGCAGCGTACACAAGATGATGTAACAACAGGACAGACATATACTTCTCTAACAACTAATATGTCAATGAGAGATTTTAATGCAATTAAAACAAAATTACATTTTCTTGGTGTTGCTTCTATTGATAGAGAAATCGTGCAGGAAAAGACTGGCAAGACTAAAAAGGAAGGTAAAAAAGATGTAGATATTATGAAAGGTGTAATTACAAGCGAAAGCCGTAAAATTACATTCCGTGATGATTCTTATTCTATCGATTCCAAATCAAGATTTGCTGACATTGTTCCGGAAATTGAATTTAGTTCAGATGCATTAATCAAGGCTCTTACAGATGCTATCAAAGCCGAAGCATCTAAAGGGAGTAAATCTGTTGATGAATTAAAGAAAGAACAGGATTCAGCTGCAGAAAAAAGAGCTGAAAAGATTGCGGAAGCTGAGGCAGAAGCTAAAATACAGAAAGAACTTAGTGAAATCACAGAAAAGATTAAGGCGTTCTGTATTGCTAATAAAGGTAAAACAGCAAAATTAAAACCACTTGTAGCTGCAGCTAAAGAAATGGGTTATGACAATCCGATGAAAGTAACAAATATTGATGACGCAAAAAAGATTCTTGAACTTACTGTTGCGTAAATAAATATTGATCCCAGGGCTTCTGCCTTGGGATTTCTAAGGAGAATAACATTGAGTAAGGAAAATAAAAAGGACACAACTGGTTGGAAAAATGAAGACTTCTTACAAATGTGTAATTGGGTTGAAAGAGAATTGATGGGGTATTCTGGGACGCAGCGTTTGCATAAGAACGCATGTCTAAGACTGCAAGGGCTAAGAAAAGGACAAAGTATGGCGAATAATTCTCATGAAATGTATGGAGAATATCCTATTGATGTTATTTTTAATACTTTTAAAGCGAACAAATATGTCATTTTAAAAGCAATAAAAGGAAAAACATTTAACAGCGAAGATCAGAAAGTGGCTTACATTTGTGCTATTGTAAGCAGCCGAATTAATGATATGTACACCAGAATGAAAAATGCAAAGAAAAGCGAAGAGAAGTCTGAAAAGATTGATATAGGAGCACAAAATAGTGAAGCTGCTAAATATCAACGTCAGACAGAAGAGGTCGTCAATTCTACATTTGAGGGGATTTGGTAATTGACATCTATCACTACTAAGACGAAAGATCGCAGTAGTGCGAAAACAATGTCTCCTTTTGAAAAGGAATGTATTGAGACTATTAAAAAGGTAAATGAATATAAGTTAATTGCAGAAGCAAATGCAGTGTCTTCTATTTACAAGAACCCGGATTTAGTCAGAGACACTTCTTTGAAACTGGAAGATATAACAAATAATGCTTGGAGAGTATATTTTTCAATTGCGAACGATATCATCAATGTAGAACAAAAAAATACATTAGATGAAATTACAATCAATATGTATCTATCGAAACATTCAAAATTAAGTAAGAAATACGATGAATATGGTGGATATGAGAAGATTGAAAGTTCATTTACATATATCGAAGAGGCTAATTTTGATTCTTATGTGAATGAGGTAAAAAAGTGGAACGCTGTAATGAAATTAGCCCGAATGGGCTTTCCTGTAAAAGAAAAGTTAAGTAAATATGTCGATGCTAAAGCTGAAGATATATATAACGAACTTGAGGCACTTTTGAATCACACATTTATTAATGTGGAATCTGAAGTTAAAACTTATAATGCCTGCGACGGATTATTTGATTTGATTGATAAATTAAATGCTGGAAGTCAGGTAGGAATGCCACTTAAACATTGTGATATTTTGAACAGAGAAATTGGCGGCATTAATTTTAATGGAAACATTTATGGTCTAGGTGCCAATTCAGGTGTTGGAAAATCAACAACAGCAATCAACTACTTAATGCCTTCAGTATTAGAACATAATGAAAAAATGGTCATTATGATTAATGAAGAAGATCAGGATAAAGTAAAGAAAGAGTTACTTGTCTGGGTTGCAAATAATTTATATAGTGCTGGACTACATAAATATATTTTACGTGATGGCCATTTTAGTAAAGATGTTTTAGATAAGCTTCGTAAGGCAGCAAAATATCTTGAAGAGTTAAAAGAACGCAGAAATATTACAATCGTTCCCTTTGAAAAATATACTGTCAAAGCAGCAATCAAAGTAATAAAAAAATACTCTAGCATGGGAGTAAGGCTGTTTGTTCTGGATACATTAAAAGAATCATCTGATTCAAGAGACACAGAAACATGGAAATCTATGGAACGAGATATGGTTGATCTTTACGATGTTGTGAAACCAGCTGCTAAAAATGTAGCATTATTTGTTACATATCAGTTAGGGAAAGCTTCAGTAAAGATGAGGTATCTTACAAATAATGAAATTGGACAAGCAAAGAATATATTGGATGTATTTAGTGTGAATTTAATGATGCGTAAACCATTTGAAGATGA